ATTAGACCAGTTCGACGAGCATTTGAGTGAAAGCGAAGCTAATACTTGATTGAATTTCACCTTCTGTCTGATAATTGTAATTGATACTTCCTAAAGACGTTGGAAAAGCATTAGTATATGTAAATTTGATAATCTCTTTATTATATTCATTCATACCAATAAGAGAAAAATCCGTCATATAATCTCTCATATAGTCTTTATCTCTTTTTGCACCTTGTTCTTGTCTTAATTCATCTCTGAAGTTAAAAACACCCTTTCTAGCGTCACTGATCATATTTAGCCAACTCCACACATACCAATAGTTGTTAAATTGATTATCTATTTTAAAATTAACCGTAACATCTTCATAAGCTGGTCTAGTGTGGGTTGATACTTTCATTACTTGCCTGTCATATCCTTGATCAGATGCAGGTACGTTAACGCTTGGTACGATAGTTCCTTCAACAGAGTATTGTAATGTATTTGGTATCACTTTACTATAGCTGGATACACCAGTAGCTCGCTGTACTTTCGAAGCATATTGCTTGAGACCTTCAGGTACAGTTAAAGAAAGTAGAAATTTATCTACTCTACTCTTGTTTAATACTGATTGCTTTGCTATATCTGCCATTTTATGTTCCTATTGTTTGTATATATCAAAATCGTTCTCTAAATGCTGCCAACCGTCATTATAACTTTCAGGAGAATCTAAAGTATGCCAACCCATACTGTTTAACTCCGCAATATCATCTCCAGGACCTTGATCTGAATTATCTCCAGGGAAATAAACAGGGGAGCCTGTTCCTCCCTCACCAAATTTTTCATTACTATATATAGAAGTTGGGTTAACAAACTGTCTTACACCATAATCCAACGGTTGTATTTTTGCTGGACGTTCATTATCGTCAAATTCTACTATTTCAAAGTACCTTTCTGTAACGCTATTTTCTAATGCAATTAAAGACCATATAAGTGACATTACTCTATCATCCAACGCGCCTTGCTCTTTCTTTGCCGCCCAAGTTCCGTTAGGATATCTTATAAAATCCTTAAGTTCGTTAATAGTATTTATGTCTCGAAGTTCAACACATCTAAGCTCATTAATCCAATACCTCATATTCATAACGCCTTTATATTTGGTGTTAGTATGTGCAATAACTCCTAATCTATCATATGTGTTGATATTAGATTTTTTAGGTGAAAAACAAATAAAATTATTAAAGTTATAATTATGTGCCAGATTATCTACTACTTGAGCACCGCAGTTATTTCTTTCAATAGCAGCAAGAGGCATGCCCCAGTGTGTTAATATCTCATGAACTTTAGTGGTGAACTTATATGGAGATATATGATTATCCCAGTATGAAGCAACTTGTTTTATATTTTTAAGATCAGTAACGTCAAGTACCTGAACTACAGATGCATTCTCACCAACACCTTCAGCTATATCTACTCCAACAACATACAAGTGTTCAGGATTAGGTTCTTCCCATAGCTTATATTTACCATCATCAAAAATAAATTCAGGCTCACGAGCGTTAGCTTTAAGTTTGTCAAATAGCTCATCGTCAATTGCTGATTCACCTGTTTGTAAAAACTGATTACCAAACTCTTGATTAAATGCTTCTACTGAGCCAAGAGCTTTGATTGTATCATCTTTCCATTTTTCATCTCGGCCTGGTATTTCATGCCAATCAATCCTTGTAGCTTTCCAGTTATTAACTCCTTTCACAGCATTGCTATAGAGTTCATAAAAAAGATTATCTGTACCATTAGGCGTGCTCGCTATAAAGATTTTAGACTTCTTGGAAGATGAAATAATAGGGAAAACTGATTTCCAAAAGTCTTGTACAAGATGGTTATCAATAAATGCAAGCTCGTCTAGAATTAGCACATTACAAGAATCACCACGACCAGCATCTGATGAGGTGGTTGATATACCAACACTAGAACCATTTGCTAAGGTCATTGCTGTTTTGCCATACTCAACAACACCTGCTTTTAAAAAATTAGGTAAACTTTCATACGCAAGTCTCACGCGTTTAAAAATATTAATTGCTGTTTGCTCTTTGTTAGCCACGATTAATATGCGTTGATCTTCTTGAAAGATTGCTATCCATAAACAATAGATTGTCATCATAGTTGTTTTACCAACCTGACGGGAAGCTAATAAAGTTACAAATCTATTATCTCTTAAATCTCTTAATGTTCTTTTTTGACATGCATGTAGTTTAATTTTTTCTTTACCGCGGTCTAGGTTAACAATATAAAAATAGTTTTCAGCAAAATAAAGAATATTTTGTCTACACTTCTTTAAGTCTCTTACCATCTTAGGAGTCCATTCAAACTCCTGATCAGGTCTAGGTAAATTTTTATTGCCTAGATAAAACTTATCATCTTCTTGCTTTTTCGGCATTTAAATATATTTAACACATTATGTCGAATACACAAATAAGTTTTATTATTACTTCAAAAAGAGATAGTTGTTATATTAATAAAGCTATAGAAGCTGTCAAAAAAGTTTGTGTTGATAATTATGAAATAATTTTTACAAGTGAACGATTATATGATGACATTGATGGTAGTGTAAAATATATACATACTAATCTAGAAACATCAGTTCAAAACTATAATGAAGGATATAAGCATACATCATATGATTGGATATGTCTTTTAACTGATGACATACTTTTAGTAAAGGACCCGCGGGAATGTTTTAAACAATTACCTAATACATATCCAGAGTCTCATATTTTTAATATACATATAAGTTATCCTGCAATAAAAACACCACATGGTTTTAGATATTATGTTTTATATATACCATGTTTACACAAAAAAATTATACAGGAAGAGTTTGCTGGTAGAATTTTAAGTGAAGCGTTTAAGCATCACTATGTAGATCATTGGTCAAGTATATACTTAACATTAAGATATCCAGATTTTAAACCTATAACTCTTACCTGTACTAAAGATGGAGAACTATTTACTAATTTTACACATACAGAACATGATAAACTCGTATATGAAAAAGCAAGTAGAGAAATTAACAATGGGAACAAATATTACGGTTATAATGGATTATTCGAACTAAAAATATAAAATAAATGCCCAGTAACTATAAATATTAGTATGCCTAAGAAGTATATCGACGATCTCGCTAAAATTTATAATGAGGATATGGTTTTACCTACAAAATCTGGTCCAGGCGCACAAGATTTAGAACAGCACGGTAAAGAAGGCGTTACTGGTAAAGTATTTGATGACGGAGGCCCAGCTAATGCTGATGGATTTCATGAGCCAGAGCTAGATCCTAAGAAAAAGAAGAAAAATAATGAATCTTCTTACGAAGAAAAAAAGTATTCTAACGCTGTAAAAGAAGAATCTGTACAAGCTGAAGCAGCTCCAAGAAGAAAAGCAAAACAATCTACAGGTAAAAAAGCTGCTAAAGGTGCTGCTAAAGCCACAGGAGCTGCAGTTGGTGGTGTTTCAGGTGTTCAATCCGGAAGAGCAGCAGGTAAAGCTCTTGGAAAACTCACAAAAAATCCTCTAGGTGCAAAAGCAGGTGAAATTGCTGGAGGTGTATTAGGAGGGATTGCTGGTGCTGTTGGTGGTAAAAAGGCTGCAGATTATGTGGTAGATGAGAAAAATAGCAAAAATCTCCGGGAAAATGACCAAGAAGAAATAAATAATTTTACTATGAGTGATAAATCAACATTTGACAAACTTTTTGAAGACGTAATGGGTGAAGCCGATTTCGAGCTTCCAGCTGACGGTGAGATGGACATGGATATGGACGATCTCGGTGGTGAAGAAGCTGGTGGTGATGATATGAAGGCTAAGCTCGCTGAAGTAATCGAGGCTCTTCAAGAGCTCCATGACAGCCTAGACGGTGATGCCGGTGAGGGCGAAGGAGATGACATTGAAGATCTCGAAGATGCTAATAATCCTTTTGAAGAAGAGGTTGAGCACGACGATCATGGACATGCATTAGTAAATGCTAAGTCTGGTCAAGCTGGCAACAAGAATGTTGTTGATGGTGCTACTCCAGTAGGTCACGGTAAAGCTGGTGATGCTTCAGCAACAGGTGCTGATGACGGTGCACCTAAGGCTGCTCCGGATGGTACCAAAGCTCTTACAAAGGGCAAGACAGCTGGTTCTGGAACAATCGCATCTGCCGGCGCTAACGCCGTTTAACCTTAACCAGAAAGACTCATAGAATACAGCCTCCTTCGGGAGGCTTTTTTTATGGATAGACTAAATAATTATATGAGTATTTTAAAGCTACTTGGCGGATTATTTGATATAATTGGTACTATCTTTAAACGTAAAAATAGTAAAGAGATGATTCAGAATGCTGAAGCTAAGAGAGATGTTAAATACCAAAACAAAGTAGAAAAAACAATAGAAGAAAAAAATAAAGATGAAATGCGTAACCTTCTTTCCGAATAACATTATTGTAGCCTTAATGGCTATAGTATTGGCTCTCCCTGGATGTACTATATTTCCAGATACTGTAGATGATGATTCTGCGTCTTATGATGCTTCAACTCCGTCTCAATATGATAATAAGAACGGAGGTTTCTTATTCTTTGCTGATAATGGTAATGGTGTAATAACTGATAATGCTCGTAAAAGGTATAATAAGCTTATTGATGATTATAAAAACCAGTTTGAAGAAGAGAAAGGTATTGAACTAAAAGAAGATGCTGGTATTAAGCCTCATACAGATCAGCACGGAAATAAAGTATGGGAGATTGATAAACAGCACTTAACTTACTTTGCTCTATTAAATCAGTGGCGAAAAGCTAAAAGAAAAACTGATAGTATATGGAGTAATATATTTTAAAGGAGAATAAATAATTATATGGAACAAATAACCGCAATCTATCAGTGGGTATTAGCTAACAGTGGTACTATTGTTACAACAGCAACTGCCGTTGTGGCCGCTGCATCAACAATCGCAGCTTTAACCCCGACACCTAAAGATGACGGACTTGTTAAGAAGGCTTATATGCTTATTGACTGGTTTGCACTTAATGTTGGAAAAGCTAAAGATACTGGTGAAGCACCGACCACAAAAAAAGCAGCACCTAAAAAAAAGCCAGCTAAGAAGTAATACCCATTAATTAAAAAAACAACACAGCCCTTAACTTTGTTAGGGGCTTTTTTCGTTTTAGAATAAATATTTACGATGAATTTTAATGAGCTAGTCCGAATTATGGAGTCTTCTATTGATTATGCTCGCAATCATTTCTCTTCTGATGTGTTTGTAGATTTTAGAAATAAAAAGCCGAGACTTAAGCCTGAGATATCAGCTCAAATAAAATATCATGTTACTAAGTTTAATGAGATAGTGCCAGTTAAAAAATTCTTTATTAAGGGTAGTATATTAACTAAACAATATGGTCCTAAAGCTGATATTGATATCTATATTATGGCCGATGTACCTGATAAAGAATCAGTTAAAAAGAAGATTGAAAAGCTTTGGGATAAACTTGATGGTACTCTAGCCTTTGGTACAAAATATCCATTACAATATTATATTTCTGAAGTAGATTACGACTTTAATAAAACAGAAGCTGCATATG